TGCCATTAGTTACTCCCTAATATTACAGGATTGTCTGCACCTGCTGGACTTGCTGGTGCTTGCATATCATCCCGTCTTGTTCTTCTTGCCTGATTTCTTAATGATTCTAAGGCTTGGTTATATCGTGCTTCAAAAAGATTAGATGCATTATAATCTTTTTGGAAAATCATTGCCTCTACCATTGAGGCATTAAATAAAGCATCATAACAAAAATCTGAAAAATAATTGTTAGGTGTTGCTGATGCTAATGTAGTTGGCCTTGATACGTGTACAATTTCTCCATTAAAAGTAGAAACAGGAGTAGGTGCAATGAGTACCGTTGTATTATTTCTACGTGCATAATATTCTGGAGTTCCTGTGCTTGCACTTACAGGCCAGTAATCACGGATATATTCATCTGTTCTTGGCAACAAATTGATTCGTGTTGAGTTTGCAACTATATTAAAGTTTTTAAGTATTCGTGTACCTGATGGTAAAGTAACTTGATTGTTGCCAGAAGGTATAGCAACAGACGTATAAGTAACTAGCCCGTAATCATCAAGGTCACGAGTTAGTCTTTCTTCTGCACGATTAACCATTTTAGGTACATAGTCTACAAACTCTGTACCTTCGTTTTCTGCAGCCTGAATAATATCATCTACAAGATATGTATAATCAGCCATAATAAACTGCTACTGTAGCTGCTGATGTAGGAGCAGATACTTTAACAGGACCATACATTCTAACGCCAAAGTCAGGAATGTATATATCACCTGCATCTACATTAGTTGTACCTACAAATTTTATATTACTTCCATTAACATTGCCATTAGCATCTGTTTCAGAACCTGTAATTGTGAATGTGCCTACACCTGAATAGGTTACACTTTTAATACGTGTGTTTGCAACTGTTACACTTGTCAGGCTGTCCAACAACGCACCTGAACCCGTAACAAATGCGTTACGAATATTTGAAGCCATAGAAATCTCCGTTAATTAGTTAGTTAGTTATTATTCTATTATTATATATTATACACAAAAAAAGAGGGATACGAAAGTACCCCTCTCCTTTTTTTAACATTTTTTTGGTATTTCTTAGCTTGAGCCAGAAGCACCGTAGAAACCACGCCAATCTGAGAAACCAAAGCTATAACGCTCACGAGCCTTAAAGCGAAGGTTACCAGTATCAAAGTCTGGTTCCATTTTTGTCTGCAGTGGAGCACGTACAAACATCTTTGTACCATTAGGACAATCTGTCTTAATGAACCAAGCATTTGTATCTGTGAAACGTCTGTTGACATAGAACCCACCCGGAATCAAACCTTGATTGCGGATTGAGTTAATGTCATTAACATTTGTTGCACCATTAGCTGCAGTTGTTGGGTTTACACCGATAGTTGTTGACATTGTGCTGTTCAGAATCTGGTCAGCAGTAAATGCCAAGTCTGATGGAATATGCAAGGATGATGCTTGCAGACCAATCAGAATACCACGGTCATCTTTTGCTTTAGAAATAGTAATCAAAGAAGATTCCAAAGATGCTTCTGACAAGTCAGTTGCACCAAGGCTGTTTGATTGGTTACCATCTCCAATTGTTGGGTGTGATGCTGAGAAGAACGGCTGACCATCACCACCTGCGTAAGAGGAGTTAAAGCCATTGTTAAACACGTCTGCAGCTTTAACCTGCTTAGTGTTTGCCATAGCACGAGCCAACCCACGAGCACGAAGCTTTGAGAAAGTATCATAAAGATTATCTTCCATAGCTTCTTCTGTTACGGCAAATGCCAATGCAACAGTTTCGTGTGTATAGCGTGATGTGTAGCTCTCTTGTGCATCGTCATAAGCAACAGCAGCACCTTCACCTTTAGTAGGTGCAGTACCGAAGCCTGTGAAAAGCACTTCTTCTTCAAATGCACGGTCTGAGTTTTCAGTCTCAAACAACGGTGCGTGTTCGTCAGCAACTTCTCCGTACTCCATTCCAAACACTGCGTTTAGGCCGGGGAGAAGTTCTTTTGCAATACTTGCTCTATTTATCGCCATTTTCTAGTCTCCCTTAACCTAGCAGATATGCTGTAATGGTTGCAGGTGCAGTGACAGCAGCAGTCAAGAAGTTATCTGTATGCTGAATAAGTTGAACATTCAGCTTCAAGAAAGCTCTTTCATCTGCATCGTCAATATCGTTCCCCGGCTCATCAACTGAGTCAAGAGGACGGCACATTGCAATACCTGTTGTACGAGTTGCTGCTTCCACTCCATGTCCTGACATACCTGTGAAGGTAGAGCCTGAACCAAGTGTAACAGCAAAGTTTTGTGAACCATGAAGGTCACCAGCAGTCACAGATGCGTCTGCTTGGACTTCAAATACTGCTCGTGAATCGTCAGCGACCATTGCATATGCGTCAGTAGCTGATGTTGAAGCAGGCCAGTATTTGCTGAACTTTTGCTCCCCATCTGCCACATAACGACATCCTTGGAATACGCCCTGAACCACTTCAGTAACAGTTGTAATGACTTCTATGTTCCCTGCATTAATGCGAACAAGGTCACCTGTAAAGATGTTTGTGCCGTAACCTGAAGCAATAGGGTACTCATTTGAACCCTGATTGTTCATGTTACTTCCTCGTTTGCGAGAAGGACGGAAGCCAGACAATGCTTTAGTTGTAGTCATTGATATCTCCCTTTAAAATTGCACTACTAAATTCTTTAATCCTGAAAATTAGGAGTACGTCCTTTAGTAACATTAGTTTTACTTGAATTACGAATTGGCATCCTTGAATCACTTTGGCCCATAAGTTGTTGATTAACTGCATCAACCATCTCATTGCTTTTGTTTTCAAAGTATGCTTGTCGGCTTTGCGCTTTTGCCATTGGCATTTTTGCTAGGGCCAAGTCACCACGACAGACTGCTCCCATATACCGACCTTCATCCCTCACGAAGGATGTATGCTGCAACTCAGGAACTTCATCTACTGAAACAAATTGCCAACCCTCTTGCATACGAGTGCCAACATTTTTGTAATCATCTTGACCTTTAAGGTTTATACGTATCCAACGAAGTGCAAGGTCTTGATTAGCGAATCGTTCTACTATTGTATCTGGAATATCCAACATACTTGGTTCACGATATTCCATGTCTTGTTCCCTTGTATTGAGTTCACGAGTCTCTGCATTACGTGATGCTGTGTTATTACGTGCCATTTTATTTTCCTCCACGCTATTAATATACTGAAGTGTACTCACCGTCAGCTTTATCTACTTTAAGCTTTTCGGCTGCGTACTGTTCCAAAGGTATGCCCCATTTCTCTGCAAGGCGTACATCTTCTTTAGTAAGACGTACTTTTTTGCCAGAAGAGGCTGATGAAGTGCGTGATGCTCCACCGACCACTTGGGCAGGAGTTGACGTTTCCTGCTCACGTTCTTGTTGAACTTCCCCACCAAAACGCTGCGGATATTGGCTGCGTAGGCGAGTGTCAATCTCTTTATAAAAATCTTCGTCAGTAGGGTCATAACCCTCTGTTTTTAACTCTTGGTCTATTTCAAGTGCCAATGTTGTCATTACATTGTCTTGTCCAAACCAAGGGTTTCGCCCTGCCCATTCAACTGCCAGCTTATCATATTGTGCTGGTTGTTGTTGTTGTTGTTGAACTTGTTGTTGTGGCTGTTGGGCTTCTTCTGCCTCAACAGGTTGATACTGGTTACGTGTTACCTGAAGAGTTGTTGCGTCACCTTGTGCTTTATTAAGGTTTTTTTGTGCTGTTACAATTCTATCAGTATCACCAGACTCAAGTGCCTGTCTATATGCATCTTCAGCCAATTCAATACGACTGTTTATTTGTGCTTCAGCAGATTCAAAATTCTTTTCTAACGAAGTTTTGATTTCTTGCTGTTGAGCTTTTAATCGTTCTTCTAGTTCTGCTTGACGAGACATAAGCTCTTGGATTTGCTCATCTCGTTCTTTCTTTTGCCGTACTAGTTGACGAATACGTTTTTGTGCTCCTGATTGTGGTTCTTCCACATCTTGTTGAACTTCTTGATTGTTTCCTTGTTCCGTATCATGTTCCCCAACACTGAGTGTATCTGCATCTTTTTGCCCAGATTCGTCTTCACTTTGATTGGTGTTAGTGGATACTTCATCTTCTGTTTCAATTTCATATTCAACTTTATTCTCCTTATTTTCCGGGTTAGAAGTGTCAACCGTTGTCCATTCTTCAGACATTTATATCTCCTTTTACGTCAGTTGCGACACTATGACGAGTTACGCATTTAAAATAATATTACAACATACTGTTTATTTATGCAATAGGTTGATATTACTTTTTCTTTTGTTTTGTTATTTTTTTCTGTTGTTCAATAAAATTTCTATACACGGAAGCTGCAGAAGCTTTTCCTGCAACTCTTGCACGTTGTTCCATAGCAATTGCTGCTTGGGTTTTGTGTGCGTGTGTTCTGTTAGATTTTTTAATTTTAGCAACAGAAGCTACAGCATCTGCCCTTGTTGCAAACTTTAACCCTTTAATCGTTCCTTTAGGGTTTTCATCTGTATAAAGGTCAGAGTGTTTTTTTGAGCCTACTGGCTGTCCTTTTTTTCTTGGTATACGTTTAGTAGCCATTAGTTAGACAAATTAAATGTAGGGTCTAGTTCTTTAGGGTCTTCTACAATCATAGAAATCTGGTCATCTGTTAAGAGTAACAGTTTAATACCTTTGTAGAAAAATTTTTGACCAGAATGTTTACCATAACAAACATAGTCACCTTCTTTACACCATGCACCATTAGGATAACGGTTAGTGTCTTTGTAAGCATCTTTACCTACTGCAAGTACTTTACCTACAGTTGTAAGATATGCAATATCTTCTTTTGTAGAGTCAGGAAGAATAATACCACCCTTTGTTTCTTGCTTTACAGAAACAGGACGTATAAGAAGATGATAGCCCGGAACTACTGGTAGTACTTCTGGGTCTGGTGTTTCTTCATTTGTATTCCATGCATCATTAAGAATAGATTTTTCCATTGCTACTGCTCTCATAATTACTCCTCATCGTCTTCATACATAACTTTGTTAATAATATTTTTAACTTCTGCCCTTGCCCATTCCAATCCTGAAATACGGCCTACAGAGTTCATATACGTATGATAATCTGAAGCACTTCCAGATGCAAGCGAATTTTTTACTAACTCTATTTCTTTTTCTAATATCTTATCTATTTCTTGTATAAGCATTAAATAGCCTTTGGTTCGTAGTTATATGGATTACGTTCTATACTACCACCTGACTTAAACTTTTCTATTTGTCCTGTGCCTTTAGAAAAAGAAGGTATAGCATCTACTTCAATATAATCATATAAAGGATGTGTTCTACTCCCTACTTTAATTTCTGCTACTTTATTACCTAGTCTAATATCTCCTACAGTTGCAGGACGTAAATTAGGTTGAGGTACTTCTTCTTTAATTTTTCCAGACTTTAACTTTCTATTAATTTTAGCTGTCATCCTTTTCATATTAACAGGACCAACAAATTGTGTATCAAGTGTATAATAATGTTTTCCATTCTTAGGTTGTACAGCTACGATAGGATGGTCTAATAATCTTTCTTTTCCTTCTACCATAACTTTAAATCTTTCTGGTTGTAAAAGATTAGTATTTATTTCTTTTCCTGCAGAACCAGTATTTTGTTTATAGTTTTTTTGCATATCTTCAATAGTTAAATTTTCAGAAATTGTATTAGCTCTGGCTGTAGTTTTATTTTGTCCTATGCTTTTTTTAAATGAAGTACGAGGACTAATAAAAAGATTTTCAAAAGTTTCATTTGATACATCAGTAGGTTTACCTTTACCCATCATAATATAATTACCAAAATCTAAATCAAGCTCAATACCTGCTTTTTCTAAACCTTTTGCCATTCCTTCTTTATAATCACGTCTTGCTGGGTCAAAAAATCTACCGGGTGCTGGCATAATAGTTGCAGCTTCAGGAAACTTTTCTGTATCTAAAGCACGTTCTAATCTAGGACGAAGAGTTTCTGAAACTTCTTCTCCTTCTAATGCTCTAAATACTGGACTGCTTTTAGGTTTAATAGGTACAGCAAGCTGTTCTTTAACTTTGCCTGTAACTTTATCTTTTCTTTTTACAGTCTTTAAAGGTGTAATAGCTTCTTTTAGTAATATTTTTGCTACTCCTGATAATCCTGACATTACTCACTCCTTGAAGTTTTTGAGTCTGCAATCATTTTACTAATAACATCAATTGCTTTAGCAGCTTCTGAGCTTTCAAGATTATCTTCATGCTTTACCATATCTGCAAGAAGTTCTACTGCTTTAATAGCTGCTTTTGCATTTCTATCTTTTTCTTTTTCGTCAGCTTTAAGTGTACCCTCTGCACCAATCTTATATGCATCAAGTGCCAGCTTCTGTTCTTTTAAGTCAAGGTCACGGTTCTTTAATGCACC